TGCGCTGACCATCGATTACAAGACTGGCAAGAAAAGCCAGTACTCTGATCTCAAACAACTTGAGGTGTTGTCGCTTGCGATCTTCAAGCACTTCCCTCAAGTAAAGAAAGTCAAAGCGGGCTTGATGTTCCTGTTTGCTGATGACTTCGTAAAGGCTGACTATCTACCGGACAACCAAGAAGAAGCTTGGACTCCGTGGATTTCAGAGGTTGGGCAGTTGCAGTCCTCCGTTGAAAACAACGTGTGGAACGCGAAGCCTAACTTTACTTGCCGTGGCTGGTGTCCAGTCACATCATGTGTTCACAACCAAGGAAAAAACAATGGCTAAAAAATTATCCACAACAGCAAAAGTACGATCGTTTATTATTACTAACCCATCTGTCCCGACGGCTGAGGTTGCCGCAAAGTTTGGCGTGAAATCTCAATACGTGTCAACCATCAAATGGCAACTCAAGAAGCTTCCCGCAAAGCAGGTTGCAAAACATAACCTTCGATTGAAGAGACTTATGCAAGGAGTAGGACGCCCTACGGCTCATCCTATTTTAGATAAACCTTTGATCATGGAATACACGCCACCAGCTGACCCCGTCAATCACCCCGAGCATTACAAAGCGGGCGGTATTGAGACTATTGACTTCATTGAAGCAAAAGGTTTGGGCTACCACCTTGGTAATGTTGTGAAGTACATCAGCAGAGCGGGCAGAAAAGGCACAAACCAAGGGCTTGAAGACTTGAAGAAAGCTCAATGGTATTTGGCTCGAGCCATTGAAAAAAACGAGTACGCCTCGCCTAGCCGATGAAACAAAAAGCCATACTAGAGTTTGAGTACCCGCTCGACGAGGATGCGTTGCTGTTCGCAGTGCGGGGACCCGACATGTATGAAGCACTTAGTGAGATCAAACTTGCTGTGACGGGCGAGTTTACTCACAAGGCTGACATGGCCGCGGTACTTGCTCGCGTTAGGCAACTTACTGACGAGGTATTATTGAAGATGGGGTCGCTATGAACTTGAATGTTATTAACTTAACTCATCGTTTGGATAGATGGCTCCACATCCGTAAAACTTTTGAGGGGCATCCAATTGTTAGGTTTAATGCGCTTACTCACCCTCAAGGTGGTTGGGTTGGCTGCATGAAATCACATGCCGCATTGCTTGAGCAACTCATGAAGGATGATGACTCTGGTATGTATACGGTGCTCGAGGACGATTGCGACCTTATAGGGTCAAGGGAAGACTTTGATTCTAGGTGGCCCAAGTACCAAGAGTATCTTGCAAGGCATCAAGGTGAATGGGATTTCTTCTCGGGTGGTGGCGTGTACGTCATCCCTAACCGCATTGTATGCAGAGACCCTTTCATTGTTGAGTGCGACTGGAGTGTGTGTACACAGTTTGTTGTCTACACAAAACGTTCTGCTAAAACAATGATTGACTACGCGGCACAGACAGAGTGGGACACCGCATGTGACAACAACCTTGCAAGGAATCACAAGGGCAAGATATGGTTGCCGTACCCAATGTTTTGCAAGCAATTGGAGAACAACAAGTCCGATATTGCATCTACGGATCAACAGGAAACCTTGTGGTCTGAATTTAGGAAAGCGCAAATAGTTTTGGATAGTTTTGTAAAGCAGCACGCAGTGGAAACGTACTCAGGTCTAGCCAATGCGAGCGATGTTACTGCGCCACATTTAGGTGGAAACATTGTGGAGGGTGATCCCCTTACCTATGCTCCTTCTGTGTGGGACTACCTGACTAACAGGTTCTCTTTGACTTCAGTGTTGGACTTGGGTTCCGGCAGAGGTTACTCGTCGCGCTACTTCCATGACAGAGGACTACGGGTACTTGCAGTAGACGGTATGAAAGATAACTGTTTGAACGCGGTGTATCCCACTGTTCAAATTGATTTGACAAAAGCAATGGTTGTTACCAATGTAGATTTGGTTCACTGCCAAGAGGTAGTGGAACATATTGAAGAAAGATATGCGCACAACCTTTTATCTTCTTTGGCTTGTGGCAAGTTCATTGTCATGACCAATGCTCTACCTGGACAAGGTGGTCACCACCATGTCAACGAACAACCTACCCAGTATTGGGTGGATCTTTTAAGCGGCTATGGGTACGACGTACTTGTAGAAGATACCAATAGGGTCAGGAAGCTTGCCACTAATGATGGGGCAACTTATTTGGCAAACACCGGATTAGTTTTAGCAAAAAGGAAACTGTGATGAATGACGATGACGATATCCAGGAATACGTTAGCAATAACTTTGCGCAAACATTTAAGCAAGTTGTTCGCAATGAGACGTTAGAAGAAGTAGCCCGAGAGTTTGATAGTTTACGTATTGCTTTTGGTGATACAGCCGCAAGCTTTGCAAAGTATGTGCGGGAGATGAAGAATGCCGAGACCTAAACCGCCTGAGCCCCTGATAGGTAGGCAGGTGAGAATGTCCGACAGACATTGGTTGATATTGCAAGACCTTGGTGGAGCTGAATGGCTACGAACCATACTTGACAAAAAAGCTCCTATGCCTAAAAAATACTATGATGCTCGCTTAAACCCATCCATAGGAGAACCAAATGCCGTACGTAAACAAACCACGCCCTTACAAGAAGGAATACGATCAACAACAGGAGCGGGGCGAACTTCCCAAGCGAATGGAACGTCAGAAAGCAAGGCGGGCTATGGATGCTAAGGGCATTGATCGAACAGGTAAAGACATTGACCATGTCATTCCTCTATCCAAAGGTGGGACTAACGCGCCCAGTAACTTGAAGCTCAAGTCACCTAGCGCCAACCGTTCTTTCAGTCGTAACTCAGACCACACGGTCAAAATAAACAGACCCAAAAAATGATCAACGATTCGTACAAATGGCCAAGGCCCTTGGGCTTTACGCCATTTGATCATCAGCGAGAAACAGCAAACTTTTTAACCGACAATTCACGCGCATTCTGTTTTAATGAACAGGGTACAGGGAAGACGGCCTCCGTCATTTGGGCGGCAGACTATCTGATGAAGGCGGGCATGATCAAGCGTGTCTTGGTTGTGTGCCCCTTGTCTATCATGCAGTCTGCTTGGCAAAATGATTTGTTTAAGTTTGCTGTACACCGCACAGTTGACGTTGCATACGGCAGTGCAGAAAAGCGTAACAAGATTGCTAATAGCACAGCTGAGTTTGTGATCATCAACTATGACGGTATACCCGCCATTGCAGAGTCAGCTATCAGTTCTAAGATGTTTGACCTCGTTGTAATTGACGAAGCAAACGCCTATAAGAACGTACAGACCAAGCGTTGGAGGCTCATGCGTAAGCTGATTACACCTGATACTTGGTTATGGATGTTGACTGGTACGCCCGCCGCGCAGTCGCCCGTAGATGCTTACGGGCTTGGCAAGCTGTGTGTACCCAACCGAGCACCAAGATTCTTTGGCGACTTCCGTGATTCTGTTATGCAACCGCTTGGACCGTTTCGCTGGGTGCCCCGTCAGAACTCTGAGAAGATTGTGTTTGATATGCTTCAGCCCGCAATTAGGTTTGAGAAGGCGCAGTGCCTTGACTTACCCGATGTAACGTTTGCCTATCGTGAAGCACCTCTTACACCACAGCAGCGTAAGTACTACAAGGAGCTAAAGAATCAGATGTTGATGGAGGCTGCCGGTGAAGAGATCAGTTCGGTCAATGCCGCGGCTAAGATGAACAAGCTGCTTCAAATTTCTTGTGGCTCTGTGTACACAGATAGCGGCGCGGTAGTTGACTTTGATGTCAGCAACCGCCTTGCTATTGTTGAAGAGGTCATTAACGAGTCAAGCCACAAGGTGCTTGTGTTTGCTCCGTTTCGCCACACAATTGCTCTTTTGCAAGCGCACTTAGTGAAGGCAGGAATTGACTGCACAATAATTGATGGCAGTGTAACTGTGCGTAACCGTACCGCTATTTTTAAACGGTTTCAAGAAAGCACAAACCTTAAAGCTCTTATCATTCAACCTCAAGCCGCGGCACACGGAGTTACCCTAACTGCGGCAGACACAATCATCTGGTACGCTCCGGTTACGTCTACTGAAACTTACTTGCAAGCCAATGCCCGTATTGATAGACCCGGTCAGCGCAACCCCATGACCATCGTGCATATTCAGGGCAGTCCTGTTGAACGCAAGCTTTACGCTATGCTACAAAACAACATCACTAACCATGAAAAAGTTATTGATTTGTACAAAAAAGAGCTTGACGAGTCTTGACAAAGTCTAGTTTACCTATATAATATAAACACCAACCAAGGAGCAATATGGACGACAAAGCCATGGACGAACTGTCCGCAAAATACATAGAGATACGCACCGCACGCGAACATCTACAGCACGAACACGAAGCCAAAGATGCAGTATTAGCAGAGCAGATGACAGAGGTTGAGAGCAAGATGCTCGACGTCATGAACAGCGCTAATGCAACCAGTGTTTCAACTAAGAATGCGGTCGTTATGCGCCGCGTATCTAGTCGCTACAACCCCACTAATTGGGAGAGTGTCTATGAAATGATCCGTAGGCACGGAGCCTTCGGTGTATTGCACAAACGAGTGCATGACACCAACATGAAGCAGTTCCTCGAAGAACATCCTGACGAGTACCCCGCTGGTCTGAATGTAGAAAATCGTTACACAATCGTAGTCCGTCGTAAATCAACCATCTAAGGAAAAACATGAGCAATCTCGCAACACTCAAAGACATGCCAGCACACTTACAGAACGTTAAGCTGGATGACTTTACCAAAGCCTTCTCCTCCTCTGGCGGTAGCATCAAGCGCATCACACTGCGCGGGCGTGTATTCCGTCTCGTAGATGGCGGTAAAGAGATTGCCAAGAACACT